ACCAGCTATACTATTAGCTATGATACCTTTAGCTGGCAGAGCGCTCGTACGTCCACTAGCTTTACTTGCCGTTTCTATAGAATAATTAGAATACAACCAGCTAACGCTTGTTATAGTTGTATCAGCCTTACCGAACGTTATTTGCTGTTCCCCAACGCTGGTAGGCACACATCCAAAAAAGGTAAACTTTTTACGTATTACGCTTTTACTATCAGTTTTATGGTCAAACATTAATACCATAATATCAGTTTTTACATTATAAGGAGAGTTGGCCGCCCGCGCATACAGCCCGTAATGAGACGCAGCAACGATCCATGGTCTGATAACCGCATCGATAAAAGAAGCATTGGTTTCTAAAAATGAAATATTTAATGCAGTTTTTTGCTCGCGGCTAGTTGACACCACCCCAGATAAAAGACCACCTGAGTTGTCTGAAAAAAGATCCTGCATACCCACTCTTCTTTGACCAAAACTCTCTCCAGGCAAATTAGCTCCATTTGCAAACAAACACTTATAACTATACGTGCCCTCGATACTGCCTATTAAGTTTTTTTTCTCAACATCAAGCCCCCAAGGCTTTGGTTCATAGAATCCAGTCGCCTCCTCGTCAAAAGTTTTTATACCAAGAGGCATACCTGTCGACCCAAAACATATTAAAAAGTTTGAATTTAACGGAATTGAAGTCGCAGGATCTCTTAAGAATTGCTCAAATATAACTAAATCAGACTCTGGTTCATTTTCAGCTTTAGCTTTAGGGCCATAGAGTTGCATACTAATTAGTTATTAACGACCACCAAAAATATTTCCGATAGATTTTATAGCAGACGAGGCTCTATTAATTACACCACCTACAGTTGCCGCCGCGGTTCCTATAGTGCCTAATGTTGCGCCAAGGCCAGCAAGACCACCTCTAGCGCCTGCGACCCCCATTTTACTATCAACCCAGTACTGGTATGCAATACTTGCTTGTATTTCCACTATAGCGCCACTACCGGTAGCGTTGTAACTTATTGCGCCGAGGTCAGTAATAAATACCCCTAGTAGCTGATAAGAGCGTATTTCGTTTAGCTGGTCATCAAAAAGAGATAAAGTAATAGAGTTGCCTGTTAAATCGCGAGGAAAAATATTACCAGAAGAAGTATCAACTCCGAACGTTCTCGTCATTGCGTTTTCTAGTTTTTGTCTAATATCTAAATTTTGATCCGCATAAAATGTTATCGACCAGGCTCCTGAACCGGCATAACTAACAGCGCCAGGCACATTAAACGTTAATCCCATAAAGGGTGCGGTTTGCACTGAAATAGTTTTACCAGGCAATGTTGCTGTCTTAATAAATACTAAATCTTCATCAAAAAATAAAGGGGATCCGCCTATATTGAAATCGGTTACTCTTAATTGGAAATCTCGAGAAAAACCACTTTTTGTAGCGCGCGCGTAAAAATCCTGGATAGTTTGATTCATGGTCTTATATACTTATGCTATATTAATTGCCTTGCGGGCTATTTTCTGATATGACATACTGAAAGGCAATATTAATGGGCACTGTTGCAAACTCTCCGCCGTTACCAACACTGTAGGATGTTGAACCTACACTTTGCAGAAAACAACCTTTTAATGTATACTTTCTAATTTCTTTTGGGGTACCATTAGTATTAGGGTCAACTGGCGGTACTGGTTGCTGATTTGGAAGCGGGTTTGAGTTTATAATTGAATTTTCTATTAAAACTAGTTCTATATCTACGAGACCTTGCACAATAGAAATATTCTTATGCTCATCAAACGTTGATCTACTCCAGGTTTCTAGTATATCTCTTAATCTGTAAGCAGAATCACAGTAGAATGTTACTGGCCAACTAGCGTTTTCTGGATAGTTAGCTGTCATAGGCACTATATAATCAAAAGTCTTAAAGCTTACTATAGAACTAGATATTTGTCGAGATGGTATACTACCACCTTGGGCGTATATTAATAAATCACTATCTTCCACCCCGAATATACCCCCTATACTTTTAATACGAAATATATTGTTACGCGCAAGCCCTCGGGTCAAAACGGTATTATAAAAATTGGCAATGCCGTATCCAGTCTGTTGCGCCATATATAATATTTAATACTGGAACATAAAAAAAGCCCCACTTTTATGGGGCTTTTGAAAGTAAACTGAATCTATCTTTAAACGTGTCTCCAGTAATGATAAGCTAAGGAAGCAGTATAGGTAGTAGCCGCTCCAGCACCTTCTGTATTATACCCATCAATTGGTCCTAATCCCTTTATATAAACCCCGTAAAGTCTATATGTATTAACTACATTTTGTTTATCGTCTAATTGCTCTAATTGAATTAACTTATCAATTCCACGAACGGATAAGTCTCCAACGCTAGTACTATCATCGAATACATTATTAATTTGCCAATCCTCGAGCTTTTTACGGATAATGCCTTTTAAATCGTTACGAAATGTAACACTCCAGCCATCAGAACCAGGGTAGGTAACAGTTCCAGGCATATTAAATGGAAGCCCCATAAAGGTTGCTTGTTGGTTGGTGATTTGTCTATCTGGAAGTATTTTTGTAGTAATATATACAAAATCATCTTCGTTAAATGAGTCCTCCCCGATAGAGGTAACTCGTAGCATGAAGTCTCGTGAAAAACCTCTTGATTGAGCTACTCTATAGAAATCTTGAATTGTTTGTGACATGGTGTTTAATTACTTAGGGTTAACCTTGTAAGAGCTCGTTGAAGTTTTGCGACGTCTTAGTTGCGTAGAAGTTTACCAAGATAAACTCAGCGGCGCGAACTGGCTTGATATAGATATCGACAACCATTGTGTTGTCATCTATTACATCAGACGTATTGTTCGTGTCATTACACACTAACAAATAATCGTAAAGCCCTTGAGTACTCTTAGCGAGCTCAAACAACGGACTTAAGGTGTTTACAGCGCGGGTGCGTGTAAATGTTGTATTTGGCTCGAATACGAAGTACCTCATTGTACGTAGTGTCGCTTTCTCAAGGAAGAGGAATAGACGACGCACATTAATACGATCGAATGCGCTTGGTGCTTTTAATAAGGTCTTTTGGCCCATTACTACATAACCGTCATTCGGGAAGAATACTAATGGGTTAATTGATACCTTATAGAGCAAGTCGCGTTGTTTTTGTTGCGGGTTAACTGCAATATCAGTAAGACCGTTAATTATACCACGATTTAAACCAGCTGGCGCAATCCATGGGAAAGATACTGCATCATTTGCAGTCATCACTGCTGCAGCGTATCCAGATGTTGGTAACCACACTCCCTTTGAAGAGAACTGGTCATTTGCTTTTACCCAGTTACCATAAGTTGTGGCATAACTTGAATTGTATGCGCCGTAAAGGTTACGCAATGGCCAGTAAATATTTTGTGAGAAGTTTTTACTCTTGTTATCAAGAGTCTTGTAATTTTCCCCAGTTATGAATACATGACGGATTGGGTCAGATACGAAAAGGTGATCTTTACGGCGACTTCTTGCAAATTCTTCAAACTTAGATGTGATAGAAGACCACTTTGTTATAAGATCGTTGCTTACTGGGTTACCAGATGAAGCACTGAGCGCATTAACTTGGGATATAAGCCCGTTTGTAATAACTGTATCATCGTAAGCAGATACTCCAAGTACTTGAGTTACTGCGTAGATCGTTGAAAGACCTGCATCAATTGTTATATCAATATCAATTGTATCAATATTTTCAGCAAGGTTTAATACGGCGTCAAGCTTTGTAGCAACGTCGCCAATCGGCTTTGCAGTAGTAGATGGAAGACTGTCAGCATATACACCAAGGGCATATAAGTTGTTTGCAGCATTGAATGAGGGAACTTTAACATTTAAGTAAGCTGAAGCTGAATTGTAAAATGTATCACTATCAGACCCTGTTGTAGTCTTTAAGACTCTCACGTTCTTAGTCGAATTACCGTTATTGTCTAACCAATTGGTTAGATTCATATTTGGGTTTATAAGAACATTAAGGTTATTCGAATTATCATTTGCTACTGTCTCTAAATAAAACGACATTGGCTTACCACCAAGCGGGTCTTGAATTTGACGCTGAGTGTAAAGAGAACCAGTATAACCTTCTTGAATTACATATTGTAATGTGGTTGTGGTTGGCGAGAATGGGGAAGGACGAACTCTAAATAATGAAAGAATTACCGTGTCACTATAACCAGAGGCAGCAATGTTAAATGTTGGTACATTTTCGATATCGCGCGACATACTGTCAAAGCTTTGTGTTTGAGTTGCGCTTAATGCAAAACCGATACGATTTTGTGGTACAACTGTATATGAAGTAGTACTAGCTAATGCACCATCCACAAAGTAGTTATTACCAATAGTCTTAATGTTAACAGTATCATCCATATCAGATGCAGGATTGTTACTGAATGAGTCAGCTAAGTTAAGATAATAACCTTCGAACTTTTCGTTAATTGTAGTTTTAGCTTCGTTGAGAACAACTAAACCAGCTTTTCCTAAGTTAGTTACAACGTTAGCGCCTGATACTGAGAAACTACTTAAACCGATATTACCGGTTGTTGTGGTCCAATTAAGACCGCCTTGAGCAATTGTTTCATATTGGGACTCTGTTAAAGACACAAGAGCTGGCTCTCCGAAATAAAACCCTTGCGCCGAGCTTAATGGGATTGTACCGGCTGCCATGGCTGCCGATGCAGGATATGTTGCTGTGTCAGTTGGTATTGCTATTACAGGATATGCTAAAGCGCTGTACTCACTAGTTGTACCTTCACCAGCATCACTGCCGTATGGTAGACGAGCTACCTTAATTGTAGGATTACCGCCGGCTGCAAAAAGCTGCCTTACTGAATAGTAAAAATATCTTTCAGCTGCATTTGTTGGGGTTCCGTATACAGTTTCAAACTCATTTAGAGAAGAAAGCTCGACGATTTCATATGTTGGTCCTTGAGGTGCGAATCCTGCTGCAAGCACGTTAGTGCCTACTGGAGTGACTGCTCTTGTTGAAAGATCAATCTCGCGAATTTCTACACCGGGGGAATTTATTGTGCGTAGTGATGCCATAGTAAAGGGATTATACTATTATTTACGAGTCCCCGACATAGAAACCGAGAATTTTATAAAAGTTCTGCTTTTAATTGCCCAAACGAAAACGTAAATGAAGATTCAATCTGATCGCTTTCCCGGTAATTGTACGATATTTCTCCGAGCCCCGTAATAAAAGCGTTAGTGTAT